GGCTTCTTACCAATGCTACACCAATCAAATTGTTTTAAAAATGTAGAATATGCATACATGTAACATGAATAATTTTTCTTTTCTTTTCCTGGTAATTGAGTGATGTTTCGTTGGTAATTCGGCTTGCCATAGGCTTCCTTCTTTCCAAAGGTTTTCACAATATTAGTGTTGGGCTGGGTGTCGGCTGTTTGAAGTATAAGCCGCTGTGATGGTTTGTTCTGTTTCTCCCATACTACATCTTCATCCACGGGAAATAGGAACTGCCCGCCCAGAGCATCACGCAGTAATGCGATCCACTCATCAATAATGCGCTCGTGTTGTGTCGTATATTCGATATCTTTCAGCTTAAGTTGTGGATTAAGTACTCTGTGAACAATACCGAATTTCTCATTGAGTTTCGTCTGATCTGGGACGTAAGCCTGGTCTACAAGTGGTTTCATAAAGGCGACCATACTTGGCTTAGCGTCTGCATCATACTGTTGGGGGTGTGACATGTATTGGTATCTTCTTACGTGTTCTTCTAGTGTGTTTACCAATTGAACAGGCTGCTGGTGCTTGCCCAGATGATATTCATAGAGTATTTCTACCCCATCTAATTTATCTTCCAAGTTCACATATGCGCAAGCTTTGACCTGTGCCAATGTCAGTTTTCGGGTAGCGGTACGTGCTATACTCGCTATCGCTTCATCTACATCCACCGGAGTAACACAGGAGGAATAACCATTAACACGCGCAGTCGATACCATCATCCCTTCTCGCGTGTTAACATGTACGCGGATGAAGTCTCCTTCAACCACATTCATTCGTTTAACCTCTTTATGTCCAAATCTCCACGCAGCCAACCATGAATAAGGCCACCTATACTTACGCATAGGAGTTATCAGGATTAGCTGGTGATCATCATCTACCCTTTTCCTATCCACCAAAAAGGTACTATAGGTAATGATCACACCAAAGACACGTCGTGTAGCTGTTATACTATCCCCCGAATAATCCCATATCTTATGGTGGTAGGTTGCCCCACCACTTACGACATAGGTCATTTCGGAATTCTTGTTAAACGTGTACTTATATTCTCCAGTAGACTTCGCGGAACGCGAAGGCACTACAGTATGAAGCATCATGGGACGGAAGTGGGTTCCTAAGAACTTTGGTATATCCATATGGTAATCCGTGTCGACTACAGCCAACAAATCGTTTTCTTCTTTTTCCACCAAAACTGGTCCATTAACAGTGTCCTTCGTCCAATAATGCGATAACGACAAATCCCTACGATTTCTCACATCAGCACTAGAACCCTGATAATAGATTGTTCTACAACCCGCTTGATCCCCAACAGTTTTCATGAACGAAGCGGCGCTAGACCTTGAGGTAGCGGATACGCCATGCGTATGACTCGGATCCACCTTAGGTAACACTACTTCTGTGTCCATGAATATCGCACGCACACCGTACACTCCCAGTGTGTACGAATATGCGTGTCCGCTCAACATGCATGACATATGGTACTCATATTCAGGCCCATACACGGAGCTTCCTCTCACATAACTGGTTTTATCTTTAACGTATCCTGCGAGAGCTTTAAT